CTGCGACACAAGCAACGGCAACAACCGCAATCGCAATCACTACGGCTGCAAGAACTGCCACCATCTCTGAACACGTTATCGAGTCACAAGTAAGTGATCTCGTACTTATGGGTTCTGGCGATGATGTTGCAAGTCAAGCGGGTCCGGCTCTCGGAAACGCCGTTGCTGCGAAGTTAGATGACGATCTGGTTACTTTGGGCGAAGCCTTTTCACAGACTGAATGTGGCGCGGGTAGTTCTTTGGCCTTATCTCATGTCTTTGGTGCAATGCGCCAAATGAGAGCGGCCGGTGCGCCTATGCCTTATTCATTGGTAGAAATGCCGTCCGCATAAGTGATTATGGGGATTATTAGTGCGAAATTAAGCGGGAAAGCTAAAGCAAAAGCCATGCTAACCCGAACCGAAGGCTTGAAACAAAACTCAAGCCAGGGGCAGAGCGTAGATTGTGAAACTGCAATGCAGAATATAATCAATCCAAGAGTCCGCACCATCTCTTTAGGAGATGAAAAGGTACGCCGATACTCCATTGAAAAGTGGAGATTCAAGATAAAAAACTTGATATACAAATGGTTATCACCCAAACAAGTTTGGGGCGGAAAAGGAATCATATCATTACTACATAACACGGCGATTGATACTGCCGGTTCAAGCACAACCGATACCGCAACCGCACGTCCTATTGGATTGGCCGGTTCAAAAGGTGAAGAAGCCTTTCAAACGGGATACGTCGGGAGTATCGCGGGATTCAACGTGTATTGGTCAGATCAAATCAATGAGAATGTTGGTTCTGGCGGGGATGCAGCCGGATTTTCATTCAGCAAAAATGCTGTTGGTCTTGGTGTTGGTGCAGAAGGTTTATTCCGGATCGCAACACAACGAGAAGAATCAGAACGTATGACGAAGTACGTTGCAACAGGATTCTGGGGCGAAGTTGAGATTAAAGATGCTTATGGTGTCTATGTCTTAAGCGACGTTTCTTAATCTTAATTGATTAACGGTGATGGGCGGGGTAACTCCCGCCCGTTACAAAGGAGTTAAAAATGAGTAAATATTTTAAAAAGCCTAACGGTGTGATTGTCGAATACGATGAAAAATATCACGACATTAAATCACTTGAAGACCGGTTTGAAGAATGTAATGCTGATGGAAGCAAAGTCGAACCAAAGCCGAAGGCTAAAAAAGACAAAAAATAAAATTTAAACCTAAATGCCCATGAGACTGACCGCTCGGCAAGGCATTTTAAAGGAGAAACAATATGTCAATGAGAGAATATGGAGTTGTTGAAGCACAAAATTTAGCAATGGGACAAGCCGGTTCAATATTTGTGACGGGTACGACTGCCGTCACTTGTGGCGCGGGATCGGGTGTCTTTGTCGCAATCCAATTCACCGAAGATACAGTATTCGCTTCCGGTAGCGGGGGACTAATCGCGGAAACGGAACAACTCTTTCCAGACGATACAGGCGCGGGAACACTAATCGATGCGGATGGCGGTGCTGCAATAGATGGCGAAACATTTCCCCAGGGAATGACCATTTATGGTAGGTGGACAGGATTTACATTAGCTTCGGGTGCGTGTCTCGCATACGTCGGCTGATGTTAAAATTAGGATTAAAATTCGTCACTATCCCAAGTCAAACGGCTCGTTTGGTTCGGGATTTATGGCGAAGTATAAATGACACTTGGACCAACGAAGAACGCAAGTGGCAAAACATTGTTTAAAATTAAGGAGATATTAAAATGGCAGCTTTAGGCTCACAAAGTATCGCTTCCTCATACGAACAACTTTTACACGTTGATGCGGATGGTGGCGGTAACGGAGCAACACACGTCAGCGTTAAAGACGGTGACAATGGAACAACTTTTGGCTTCACTATCGCTTCTGATGCGTTGATGATGTCAAGCACCAACCGATTAGAGTTTGGTGACACAGGAACTTATATACATCAATCGGCAGACGGCGTGCTTGATCTGGTTTCTGATACAGAGATCGAAATAAACGCAACCACAGTCGATATGAATGGTGCGTTGGACGTATCTGGCGCAACCCAACTTAATAGTACACTTACAGTTGGAGCAGACGATGCAGGATACGATGTTATTTTTTACGGAGATTCGGCAAGTTCTAATATGACTTGGGATACATCTGGCGATGACTTAATTCTTAATGATGCAAGATTATTCATTAACCAAGATGATAATGCAACAGCTTTAGAAATTGATACAGAAGCAACTACTGGGATAGGTATATTTATTGACACTCCGGCAACAACAACCGTTCCTGTCCTAAAAATTGCAGATTGCAATGCTTTAACTACGGGCAACATTGCATATTTTCATTCTGAATCAACTTCTGGGGCAAGTCGTAGTCTTGTAGAAATACACAACGACAGTACTTCTGCAACGGATACGGTTTGCTTGAAAATAACACAAGATGCTTCTGCAACTAATGCTCCGGCAATAGAATTAACAGGGGGTGGAATAAAGTTTCCCGCTACTCAAGTTGCAAGTGGCGGTGCGAACACTCTTGATGATTATGAGGAAGGGACTTGGACGGCTGCTTTTGTAGCAGGAAGTGGCACAATCACAATCAATACAAGTTTTGATACCGGGCAATATGTTAAAGTGGGGTCGCAAATCACAGTAACAGGGTATTTTAATGTCAGTTCAGTGAGTTCTCCATCCGGTTCTTTACAGATTAATGGATTGCCTGTTGCGGGTGCAAGTTCGAGCGAAAGGTCGGGTTGGGCGGCTTCTGCGATAAGGGCGGATGGTTTGGCGAGTGGGGCAACCACTTCGATTGTCGGATATAACGATGACACGGCAACAATATATCTCAATGAGTATGCTGCGGGAGATGCAAACAATACTCTGGCGGCAGATATGGAATCAGGGTCATCAATCACAGTAAACATGACATATTTTGTATAATTCAAATTCAATCAGATGATTGAAATGGAACGAATAACAACAAGGAGTAAAAAATGGCTTTAAGTAAAGAAGTCTCTTACGATTACGAAATCCGGGGTGAGTATAAATTCATTCAAGAACGGGCAAAAACGGCTGTCATGGAAGATGGCAACGAACTTTCATCTTCATATCATCGGCGGGTATTAGCACCCGATGCGGATGTATCCGGCGAAAGTTCTGAAGTACAGGCGTTGGCTTCGGCAGTCTGGACAGATGAAGTAAAAGCTGCTTACGAAGCGAAAAAAGCCGCAGAAGCGGAGTAATCAAAATGGGAGGCGAAATGTTTGAAGAACGACTTAAACAACTGAAGGCAGAACTGCAAAACCTTAATATGAGAATAGCGGAAATCAATTTCTTAATTAATGGATATGAAACTGCAATCAAAGAAGCGGAAGAAAAAAAGGATGAACAAACCACAGATTGATGAATACCGTTTGGATATAGTTGATCGTCTGGCTCGGATCGAATCCACGTTGCAATCAGTACATAAAGAATCACGAGACACAAAACTTGAGATTCAAATGCAGAATGGACGGGTACGAAGATTGGAAGGTGGAATGGCAGCGATTCAAGGTATTGGATCGGTCGTGAGCATTGTATTTGGTGGGTTCATCGCGTATTTATTTAGGAGATAATATGAGTGATTGGTTTAGTTGGACGAATTTCTTTTACCTGGCGGGATTAATCCTTGCCGGTGGCGCGACGTTTGTCGGCTTGAGATATAAGAAGTTAGTCGATGAAATGAAAGAGGTTTTCAAGGCACTTCAAGAAGCGTATGCCGATGACGGTAAACTTGACAATGAAGAACGCAAAAAGATAATGAAAGAAATCCTCGATGTTTTTGGTGCGTTGCTTAAAATCGCTTGGAAATAAAAACATTGGATCAGAAACAATGACATTCGATGAAATAATCGACAATGTTTTGGAATCCGAAGGCGGATATGTCAATGACAAAGATGATGCCGGCGGTGAAACAAATATGGGGATTTCCAAGAGGGCGTATCCAGATTTAGACATTAAAAACTTAACGAGAAAAGAAGCAAAGCAACTTTACTATGAAGATTATTGGACACCTTCAAAAGCCGACCAATTGCCAACCCAACTGCGAGAAGTTTATTTTGATATGGTTGTGAACTTTGGAAGGCGAGGGGCGGCAAAAGTATTACAACAAGCCTGTAATGGAAAGAACACATACAAAATCAAAGAGGATGGAATAGTCGGAACGGCAACAATAAGCGCATCAAAGAATTTAGAGCCAGACAGATTGAGGGCATATCGAGTGTTGAAGTTTGCAAAGATTATTATTAAAAAACCAACACAGGAGAAGTTTTGGTTTGGATGGTTTAGAAGGGCAATCAGAGTATGACATTAGGCAAGTCCATTAATAACATTAAAGATAAAGCTTCGAACATTGATTTGAATACGCTTTACGAAAACCCGGAAGTCTATTTTAACGACTTGGTGGAATTATTATCTGCCATTAGAGAGATGGAAGAACCAACAAGAATTAACTTAAAAGATTTAAAGAATAAGGTGCATCAAGCATGAGTACATACGAAGCCACCTATTGCAACACGAATACAGACCTTCAATTTATTGAACCGAATATAAACAACTATAATTTGAGACGGGTAGTTCCGGGCGATTGGGTGGCATCCGGTACGACTGATTTATATTATCTTTATTCGTCGGGATATGTGACACAACTATTTTATAACGGTGAAGAAATGACTTCAGTCACGGATACACCAAATGCCAATAAAGAATTTAATTACGCAACAGGAACAGGATTGTTGAGTTTTTTCAAAACATCCTCATCCACTTCAATTTTAAATAGTGCGGTGATCGAGTCCGGGCGTGATTTCTTGGAAACGAAACAAGAAAGCGTTCGTAAAGCGAGCGACTTGTGTCGCAACGTCCTTCCAGTTCCGATCTATCCACGCAAAGGTGTGGGAATGTCATCTGCTTCATCTGCTTCCACAAGTTCAGATTGGCCGGAGATCATTGTAAGAAGCACGGCGATCATTGCCTGTGCTGATTTAATCCGTCCTTATGATAAAGAAAAAGGCGATGAACTAATGGCGATGGCGATGAATCCCGAAGGCACGGGATACCTTGATATGGTTCGGACCGGACAGATCGCTTTATCTCAAGATGAAGGATTAGCAAAGCACTCTGGTATTATTAGAGAAATTTCAATAAACGCGAATAGTAC